GGCCGATCGGTGCCTGCACCTTGACCAGCATCCGCTGTGCGGCGATGATCTCGGCCCGGTCGATGACAAGCTCCGGTGCGAGCCCTTCGGCGCCGTCATCTTGCCAGAGCGCATACCGCACCACCCAGCTGGACAGCGCCAGCAGCATCGCCACCTTGTATACCAGCACGGGCTGCCGCTTCCACGTCGGCAGCAGCTGTTCATCGGCCGGCGTCGGCCGGACCGAGTACCAATGGTTGGCTACCAGCTGTGCCGATGGCGTCATCGCGACCGGCCCCTCCGCGACAGTCAACAGGATCTCCACGCAGCGCCGCAGCGCCGCCACGATCGCATCGTAGTCGAGCGGATAGGTAGGCTCTGGCACCCGGTTGTCGAGATCGTAGTCCCCGACGACCGTGACCACCCTAGCAAAAAATCCGCCCTCGATGGCGTCGCGAGTCACACTGGCTACCAGCCATTCCTCGGTGGTGCCGGCTAGCCAGTTCAAGCACGGGTTCGGGACCGCGGCTTCGCCAGCCGTGCGAGTGCCATCCCGGAACGGTAACGGGCTTCCGCTGTACAGCCCGGTCATGTACTTGATGAAGTCGTCTGCCTGCGGGCCGCGACCGATGTCGAGCGCCAGTTCCTCGTTGACCAGCATGAGCCGCTGCTTCGGTTCTACCTTTCGTACCATCCGGCGGGTGACCCGCCGCGGCGCATCCCGCTCCCGACCCGACATGAAGTCAGCCACATACTGGCCCGTCGCCTTGCCGTAGTAGACGTTCAGCATCGGCAAGGGCTGACCGTCGGCACCGAGCTGCTTCTCCGTGTACGGCTTCACGAGCCGACACGCCGTATTGATTGCTTCGCCCTTGCCAAGCCCGCTCGGGCCGAGCAGCAGCACGTAGAGGTTCGGTACCCAGCGGCTACCCCGGAGCTTCTCGATCCACACCCGATCGGACACGCAGCTGGCGATCAGCGCGAGGCTGACCCAGAGGTGGTACGGCTCGGGCACCTCGGTACGGCCGCAGTGAGCTTTGTAGAGGCTGAGAAAGGTAGCTGGAGCTGGGGCGGCGGGCGGTTGCACAGCTGCGGGCCTTCGGGCGGCTAGACTTCGGCTGCTGCAACGTCGGGTACGGCGGCTGGTACAGCCGTGCTGTCGTCCATCACGCTCGCCACCACTCGGTCGAACTCCTCTCGGCTCGGCAGGCGCTTCAGCTTCACCGTGCCCGGCCCGCCACCTCGCAGTCCTACCTTGTACTCCACAGGGATCGCAAGCGGAATCCCTTCGATGTCGAGCGGCTGCGACATGCTCGTGCCCATGAACTCAGCTACATCGTAGGCCCACTCAGGTGGCACGCTCACCTTCAACGCATCGTGGATGTTGGCGTTCACCCGGGCGGGAACGGCCTCTCGAGCCAGCCACCTCGCCAGCGGCACCATCCCAAACAGGTTCAGCATCTTAGCTAGTGTGTGCTGGGGCTTCCAGGCATAGCCCCTACGGTACAGATTGCTGTCCAGCCGCTCGTACGGAAAGCTGATCGTACACCCGAACGGCGACACCAGCTTCCGGTGCCGCATCAGCTCCATTCGAATCCGGCGCTGCCAGTGGCGGATCGCTGGCTCGACCGCCTGCTGAATCCACGCCTCGCACTCCTCGGGCGTGAACGTGTAGCCGTCCTTCGATAGCTCCTCCGAGAACGTCTTGCCGTGGACGTCGTAGTTGCCGGCGTGTTTGGCTCGCTTTCCCAGCTCGCGCTGCAGGTCGGTAACCGCTCGAAGCGGTACCCGAAACACGATGGCCGCGGTCTCCCGGTGCACGTCCCGCTCCCACGGCTTGCTGTACGCCCGGTCCACCAACACCCGGTCCTGCGTCAGCACGTCGACGATTCGGCTCTCACCTTGGCTATAGTCTGCCTCCAGCAGCACACAACCCTCGTCGGCCTTGTACATCTCGAGTATTTCTCGGTCCTGGTTCTGGGCATTGCAGCCGCGGCGGTTCGGCGCTCTCGTGCTGCTGAGCCGTCCGGTCTCCGGGCTGAAGCCGTAACTGGACCGCATCCGGCCGTCCGGGTCCACACGAGATTCCTTCACGAAGTTCACCAGCTGCTGAGTCCGACGCTGATCCAGTATCAGCTGCCCAGTCACACCCAGCTTGTCCGGAAACTTCAGCATCAGCTTCCGCACCGCTACCTCGCGCGTGGTCAGCTTTCCTTTCAGCATCTGCTTCGGCAGTCGCAGTGACTGCGGCAGGCTAACAAGCGCCTTGCCGGTTTGCCTGCAGGACTGACAGCCAGCTTTGGCTTTCCGGCCTCCACAAGTCGGACACTTCTGCTTGATTGGAGTACCGTACAGGTAAGCCGCTAGCTTGGTTGGCGACAGACTGGTCTTACCATACAGTTCGGTACCGGTACGCTCCGACAGCTCACTTCGCAGCCGAGATATCTCGGCTTTGAACTCTGCTTCCTTGACGGCTCGCATCTCGGAATCCACTGCTAGCCCGTGCAGACTGATCTGCAACAGCGGCCAGAACAGGTTCCGGTAGTGCTGGATGTACGTGCCGAGCAGCCCACGGCGCTGCAATTCCCGCTCGTAGACATCGTACAGCTCCCGCTGGACCTCGACGTCGAGACAATTGTACGTAAAAAAAGCCTCCTGGTTGCTGGCGTACTTCATTATCTCGTCTGGGTCTTTCGCTTCGTCCTTCCAAAATTGCTGGCGTGTATCGACGCTCGCCATGTACGCCAAGCTATGGCTGTCAGTGGGGTCCAAACAGTGATGCATCGCTTTGCAGTCCCAGCGGTAGTTCACCATCCGAATGCTCTGCTCGCGCTCCAGCCACCAGGTGTCGAAGCCGCCATTCTGCAGCACCTTCTCGGTCACAGGGTCTTGGCAGAGCTGCTGCACCAGCCCCCACACCCGCCGACACCGGCCCTCCGAGCCCCAATACTCAGCAGTCGTCGGTATGCACATCGCGAAGGCCGGGTCGAAGCTGAATCCCACACACGCAATGTAAGGCTCGCCGAGTGATCGCTTCGGCTTTCCCGGCTTGCCGGACTTCAGCACCGTCGGGGTCCAGGTCTCTCGTCGTGGCGTCTCGATGTCGACGGAGAGCACCCGGCCGTGCGCAGCCACTTCGTCCACGAACCACCGCACGTCGTCGAGGCTCGGATTGATGTAGTGGGCGCGCTCGGGCAGCCGCAATTCTCGGAACTGGCTGTCCGCCGCGATCCGCGCCCAGTCGGCCCGGCACGCCTTCTCCAGCGATGGCTCCCGGAACGTCGCCGCCGGATGCACCGTCGGAATCACCTTCACCACCCGCCCCCGATTGTCGGTATAGCTATACACGCTACCCCGGTGCTTCAGGATGCCGTGCTTGCCGGTCAACGCCTCGAGCGCCACTGCCCCGGTCGGTACGATCAGCCAAGGATCGTCCAGCTTGGCTAGCCGATCGTGCAGTGCAGCTATCCAGTCGTCCAGCTCAGCACGCGACAGCGCTTCCACCTTGCCCCGTGGCTGGTACCCCACCGTGTTCGTGATGTAGAAATCGCGTCGGCTGAGCCCGGATGCTGCCCACCAGCGCTCGAGCAGCTTGCCACTCGGGCCGACGAACGGCGTCCGGCGGAGCATCTCCTGGCTGCCAGGAGCCTCGCCGATCAGCACCAGCCGAGCAGCGCGTGAGCCGTAGTCCGGTACCGCTACAGAAAGCATTCCGCGTCCTCCAACGAGAAGTGGGGTAGCGGCCGACCGGCTCACCTACCCCACGGAGATCGTGCCTACGCCTGTCGTCAGGCGGTGCGCCTCGGAATCGGCCGCTGCGGTGCGGTACCCCTCGCTGGGGGCGGAGCCGGAGCGGCCGCAGCAGCCGCCGGAGCCTCGTATTCGGTATCCTCGCCGTTTGGCTGTGGAGCCGCCGGGGTTGCCTGCCTGACTGGAGCGGGCGGCCGCGCAGGTGGCGTCGGTCTTGCTGGAGCCGCCGGGGTAGGTCTCGGAGCCGACCCGCGGGCCGGTGCCGCCCCGGCCTGCAAGCTGCCCTCTTCGAAGTACGCCAGCCTGACGTACGTCTTGCCCTTGTTTGCCGGGTTCCGCTTGCCGTCGTCGATGACGTGCGTGCACACCACGTCGAACCGGTGCCCCTCGGCATCGATGCAGAGCTGTTCCGAGTCCACACTCTCGGCCTCGGCTCCCGGCACCTTCGCCTTGTCGAGCATCCGGAACAGACGCTGTGCTGACCAGGCATCTGGCCCGGTCCAGCTGTCGGGATCCTCGGCCGTCGGATCGGCCTCGGTGCCGATCACGAACAGCTCGCTGTGTGTCAGCCCGGCGACCGGGCCGAGCGACCGGTACGCCCCTCGTAGCGCATAGCTACCGTCGAGATCGGTCTCCTCGAGCTTCTCGATTTCGAGCGTATGGTTGCCAGGCGGCAGTACGCTCCGACGCGGAATGCTGCCTGCTGGAATGTTCTTGCCCATGATTCCTCCCTGGTTTACTGGTTGATGATACGTGGTTGCCGACTGTTTCTACCGCCCGCCTGCCCCATCTGCCTACTGCTACTACTGCTGCTGTTCTGCGTCCAACCCGAGATCCGACTCACCCCCACTGTCTGGGGCTACCGGGCGGGACCGCCGAGCCGGTGCCTTGGGGAGCGTCGACTGCCGGACTGGCTTCGCTGCTGCCTTGCGAGCCGATCGCAGCGCCGGCTTCCGCCCGGGCTTTCGTCTCAGCGCTCCGCTCTTGCGGATCAGCTCCACGACTGCCGCCCCGATCTCCGCCAACATGTTCAGCTTCGTGAGGTCGATCGATGTAGTTCGTGACATAGCTTACCACCTCCTCTCGCCTTGGAATCAAAGCTCAATACCGCAGCATCTCTATCAACGCTCGCAGATCCGCGACCGCTACCACCTTCTCGGTTGCCCCGTCAACGACAGCCTGTAGCCGATCGATGGTCCGGTCGACCCCGTCACGCCAGCCCTGCGCATAGGTGTGACCGGTCTCGTCAGGCTGCCTCGGACGATGCATCCCGCCGACGTCGGCCCGCCTCGACAGCACCATTGCCGGTGTCGCCATTCGCGCCCGTGCAGCCGTCAGGATGCCCGTTCGTACACCTGCTGCACGAACGTCCCGAACTCGTCTACACCCTCATCGACCACCTCGCCGAGCCGCAGATATGGAGTGTCCTTCCCGATCCCGTCGAACATCAGCACCAGCATCGGCTTCGGCCATGTCGCCGCGAAGCTCGACTTGCCGATGAACACGTCCCCGTATACCATACAATGCAGCCACGGCCGCTGGCTGCCGTTCGGCCAGCCCTGCCACAGCGAATCGAACTCCGGCCAGCATGGGTTCGGCGCCCCAATGGTCGAGCCGGCATTGAACCGGCTATTTCGGCTGGTCTGCAGACATCGCGTGTCCTTGCCCTCGTCATCGATGCCATACATGTGATACATCTCGTTGTAGCCAGCCGGCAGGCGCTTCGACAGTCGCCCCGGCGCCGCAGGATTCCGGACGAAGCTGCCGTTGACCTCGTCCTTGTCCTCGGTGATATGCGCGATCACACAGACATTCGTGCGCCAAGCCCCGACTCGTGTGTACAGATTCTCCTCGAGAGTGTCTGTCGCGCCGGCTCTCCAGGGCCTGGTATCGTGTAGGCCGGCATCGCCGCCCTTGGCCGGGTTCAGCTGGTACCGATACCAACCCCGCGCCAGGATATCCATGCTCGTCACGCTGTCGAACACCACCGTTGCCCACTGTTGGATTTCGCCATCGTTGCGCAGATGCTTGACGCGGTTGAAGTATCGGCTGTAGCCGCTTGCTTCGGTGGGCTCCTCGTCGGAATAGTGCTCGATACGGCAGAGCAGACTCGGGTTCGGCGCAGGCTCGGCTGTGGTTGGCTGGTCACTTCGGCTTGGCTTTGGCATTAGGCTTCCTCCGTTTGGTGTTGGCAGCGATTTGGCGCAGCGTTCGCGGAATCGCGAGGCACTCGCCGCAATCGAGCCGATCTCCGATACCGTACAACTGCTTGCGAATATCCATCAGCACAGCAAGAATCGCGTGCTCGGGGCTTCGAGCCTGCTTCGGATTAGTGAGGTCAGCCACGTTCCAACTAACATTGGCCAAGTCATGCTGTCCGCGCCTCATGCGTCGGCCCGCCTGGGCTCCAGTTCGACTGGCAGCTGCTGCCACCGTCCGACCGTCAAGCCAGCCCAGCGCCCGCCCGAGTCGGCGAACGGCTGCCACGGCTCGACGCGAAACATGTTCTCGGCAGCGTCCGCGTTGGCCCCCGTCACACAGAAGCTCCGCGCAAAGCAGAACGCGCAGGCTCCGTGGAACTTGCCCTCGGCCGGACTGCTTGCTATCTGCTCGAGCTGGCTGAAGCTCTCGACCAGGTCCCAGTATCGTTCGGCCATCCGGACCGCCTGGACGTGCCAAGCTGCAAGCTCCTCGGGTGTCCGCGTCACCGGTACGATCTGGTGATTCGGATGCAGCGCCCCGCACTCTGCATATACAGTGCCGTGCTTGGCACACTTTCGCTTGGCATCGCTCGGCGCTTGGCTCAGCTCGATCCCGTTGATGAACGCCCCGGAGTACAGCTCCCCACTCTGCTGCTCCTGTGCCCACAGGTACTCAGACACCTGGCTGTCCAAGTGAAAGTTGGACATCCAAATCTTGTCGATCCTGCCCGTCGATTTGTGCTCGACGAGCCATCGCTGGCGAAGCTGGCGGTCACGACCCCGGCCGTCGATCCGTCCGACTACAGTTACACTGCCGTCCGGCACGAGCGGCAACACGAAAGGCTCCTCGACGGCTTCGGTCTCCCATGGCAGCTCGGCTGGCCGGTGCCCCTCGAACCAAGCCTGCACCACCCGGCGGACGTTCGCCCACGAGAGCCGATCATCGGGCTGCACGCAAGCCGGGTCGGAGCCAAACTCCTCGTACCCGAGCGTCAGCTCTGCCATTGCCCGGCGGAGATCACCACCTGACAGCAGCCAGTCTGCCACCGCCGCGTGCACCGCCGAGCCAGCCCGCAAAAACCGGCTCTCCTCGGGACTCACGAATCCGAACCAGTACCGCAGCAGCGCACGGCGGCTACAGCTAGCAAGGTCGCGGAGCGCCGAGTTGTCGACGACCAGGATGTCGGTCATGGTACCTCTCCACCGATGCCCGGACTCACCACCTCACCGACAATCTCGCGCTTGAGCGCCCCGAGCTTTTCATCGTTGCCGACGATCTTGCCGATGAGGGCCACGACCCACAGCTTCTCACCCCGCCACTTGTGCGGCAGCAGCGTCGCGTGGAGTGTCCCGCGTGAACAAAGCCGCAACGGTCCCTTCTCAGTCTGTACGGTGCCGATTGCCACCGGCTCGCACGAGCCTCCATTTGCAGCGGTCCCTTTCGCGGTGGAGCGCCAATAAGCAATCCGCGCGCCTGCAGCTTGGAGTTCGCGAAGACGTGTCTGTTGCGGGGCCGGCCACGACGCCGAAACTAAGGCTATCGCCGAGGCGAAATATTTCCCGTCCCCGTACCCGGTCCCGTACCCGGCCCCGTCCCCGTACCCGGCCCCGTACCCGCCCCCGTACCCGTACCCGTCTCCGGCCCCGGCCCCGGCCCCGTACCCGTACCCGGTCCCGTACTCGGTCCCAAACACCCTACCCCAGAGGACTACAGCGCCCACGGGGCCTTCTCCCAGCGTTCGACTGCCTCGGGCTTGGCCTCGACTACGGCCGTCACCTTGAAGAGCGTGAGCGACGGCACCGCCGGCCCCACCTTGCAGGTTCTCGTCGGCCCGTTCGAAGCCAGCCCAAGAACGCCCTTCACGTCGGCCGACCAGTAGATGCAGTTGCGGGCCTTGGTGATCGTCAGCGTGTCACCGGGTTTTCCATCCAGGTATCCGAAGAACACCCCGCGATATTCTGTGGTCACGAGCACCGGCTTTCCGAGAGTTTCCATCTGCGTATCTCCTTTCGTCCTTTTGTCAGTCATCGGCTCGCCTTAGTGCCGCGTCCTCGGCTGCCAACTCGACCCAGTCAGCGATCCGCCGGAGAGCCTCGGCTACCAACCTACCTTGAAACTTCTGATCGGCTTGCAGCGCATAGCCGCACTTCTCGTACTCGACCGGCTCGCCCGACTCGGGGTCTGCGCGCCGTGGGTCGTACGTCGCCACCAAGCCCGGGCAAACCTCTGGCCCATCCAGCGTCGGCGGGCTGCCGGGGTCCACGATCGTGAACTCCAGTGACGTGTCGCAGCTCGGACACTCCAGCTCGATCAGGTTGTCCACGATTACCTCCATACCTGGGCGGGCTAGCTGGTCGCCAGCGCCTGCACTCCGGCCTGCATGACCTCGTTCACGGTCAGCTCGATCGTCGCGCCGCGGTCGAGCGCCAGCTGTCGGACTGCCTGCATGACATCTCGCCGGACGCGCTTGACCGTCAGGATTTCGTACTCTGATTCGGCTCCCGCCTCGAGCCGGACCTTGCGACCTGGAGTGTCGGTGCGGGTTCGGACTTCGCTTACCCTACTCATAGCTTGTCTACCTAGACTTTCTCGAACGCACGGTGTGCTAGATACACCAGGTGTATTTGGTTGTCAAGACGCCCTACTTCCTCTAGTTCCTCCAGGACCCTCGCCATCGGCTGCCACACGTACTGAACACGCAGCGTAGTGCCTTTTCGATTCTGGTGCCGTGAACGCTTGCGGTCCTCATCAGATGTGGCGCCCGCTCCGCGACCGCTCGCAGGGCGGCAAGCTCCTTTTCCAGTTCGTCGATCGACTCGCCTTGCGTAAGGATCATTTGCTTATGCTGCTCACGTTCACGTTGAAGCTTGGCAAGCTGGCGCTCAGCTTCGTTCTTCGCGGCATGACTCTCACGGGTGCGTTTCGTCAAGCGGGCAAGTTCTTCCTCGCGAGCGTCAACGGTCTCCCGCGCCTCCCGCAGTTCGTCGAGGACGGAAGCTAAATCGCTCGCGTCTACTCGCGCTGACACACTGTTCCATATGAGGGCGACCCGCAGCCGCCGATCCCGAGCTTCGCGTTCTGCTACTGTCATTTGCTTACCTTTCTGACTTTGAGGCCGAAAAGCGGGTCGCCAGACCAACCGTTATCCTTGTTCGGAGGTTCAAGTTGCCCACGCCATGAAGCAACGGCATCTCGCACGTAGCCTCGGACCAGCTTTCGTGTAGCCCTACGGTCGACGGACACTTCGATCACGAATGCGAAGTGTTTTCGAGCCTCATGTTCGTCAGCCATCTGACCTCCCTTTCGCTACGTAGAACATCAGCGTTGCCGAGAGAAACCCAAAGAAGAAACCCATGGTTGGTCCGAGCACCGCGCACGCAAAGTCAGTCATCGGACTTGGTTCCTTTCGAGGCGAGGGCGCGTATTCTTACGCGGGGACATTCGTCGCAGCACTCTTGATCGACGCCAGGCGACGCTATTGTGCAATCCGGGTCATGTGGTGCGAGCTTCGCCGCTTTCTCAAGCACCTTCGCCCGTTCGTCGGCGCGGATGGCAGCGTCGCGGGAGCGGATGTCGTGAAGGAGATGATAAGCGAGTCCAAGAACAAATTCCTCTGTCGTCTCCATGCTCATTCGGATCCTCCGTTCAATCCACTCCGCACATAAACCAATGACGAGGCCGGCGAGCACGATAGAGATCACTATACCAATACCAATTATCGTGCTCACGCCTCCTCTTCCTTCGAGTTTCGCGGTAGGGCCAATGGCAGCTTGCTCTCAAAACGCGGCTCCTTCCACGTGGGCTCACACATCCAGCAATTGGGGCGTTCGCAGTCTCGAATCCATACAGTTCGACCGTGAGGAAGCTCGGCGCGTTGCCATGAGCCCCACTTGTGGAAGCCGAGCCAGCAAAGAATATCGCCGCTCACTTGACCTTCTCCGCGAGGGCGCGAATCGCTATGGACGCATCGCTGCACCGATAACTCATAGGATCGTCAGGTTGCCGATGCCACGTCCTCGGCGGCATCAAATAGCCCGGGTCCTCTCTGAACGGATAACCTTCCTTGCACCAGAAGCATGACAGCTCCGCTGCTTCCGCCAGCGCCTCCGCCACGGCCCGGCGGGCGACGCGCTTGACAAATTCCCTGGGATCTCCTATCCGGGCGCTTTTGAAGTCGTCCACTTCTACTTCGATCAGGATTTCCTCCAACCTCGCGTCGTCGATCATCACGGTACCAGACTCCTTCCACTCGGATACGCTGGCGTCTCGACCTTGAGCAGCACGAGCAGAGTCTTGAAGACATCGCGGCCAGAAGCAGGCGAGAGCAGCGGCACCGCCGACCCAAGGATAGCGCGCGGTTCGTACCAGTGGGTAAGCCCAAATGGCCCGACATCGCGGTAGCGATTCGTGACCGCTTGTTCGGTCGGATCTCCGGCGCGCTCGAAGCCGTGGTCGCTGGTGACGAGCACAACAGCGCCGGCCGGGAGTCCTATGAGCAGCGTGGGGATCTGCGCGTCCAACAGTCGGAGTGAGTCCCGATACTCTTCTGACGCGCCGCCGAACGCATGGCCAGCATCGTCCGGCCATCCGTAATGACACCAGACGAAGCCCCGGCCATCCCTGCTCGCTTGCTGAACGGCCTTGATTCCCTTCCGGCAACGTTTCGTCTGTGGCGGGATAAATTCGCGGTAGTCGTCGTCCCGCCGGCTCTGCGTAGCGGAGTAGTAAACGGTAGCTTCCGGCACAGCGGCAAAGGTATTTGGTACCATCGTGCCGTCGCTGGCTTGAGTACTGCCGCCGCAGAGGTTCCCGTGGTTTCCGGGCTGGCACTTCTGCGTCACGTAGGCACTCGGGATACCAAGTGCCCGCAGCCGCTCGAAAATGGTCTTGTTCGGTGGGATTGCTTGGTACACGAGATTCGACTCTGTGCCGTGCGCCCACCAAGGCAGTCCGCTCAGCATCGTTGCCCACGAGGGCTTCGTCATCGTTCGCTCTTCAATGGTGAGCTGCTGCAACGTGCCGGTGGAGACGACGTCGGCGAGGTGCGGTAGCTCGCCTGCCTCGACCATTTGGGAGACGAGACGGTAGTCGGCTCCGTCCCAGCCGATGAGCACGACCAGATCGGCAGCTTGTGCTCTCGCCGCGATCAGACTTGCGATGGCGAGTAGTACGATGGCGCACATGAGTTTCATTATTTCCTTCGTTTCCGCGTCCTTGGACGGGGCGCTGCTGCTGAGTTGAGGATGACTTCGATGGCTTTAGCTAGCACCACAGAGTACGGTTCCATTTTACGCGGATAGACATAGATTGCACTGTAGCCTGCATCAGTGTCCTTGAACGGCCACGCTTCCCGCCGCACGCGCTTTGCTTGGCTCGCTCATCGCTTCCTCCTCGCTCGTCTTTCATTGTTGTATCCACACAAGCGCCGACTTGTACCCTACCACGTAGCCGCCGCACCAGCCCAGCAACAGTCCGAGCAGCAGCGCCCCAGCAAACATGGCCAACAGATCGGCCGGTCCCAGCCGCCAACGGTGCTCGAGCGCCATCTTCAGCTCGGTTCGCGAGGCCTCTAGCCAGCCAGCTGCTCTGGCCTTCGTCCGTGCCAGCCAACCAGCTGCACTCGCCCGCGCCTGCTGTAGCCGCGTCGGCAGAGTCAACTGCCCAACCGCTCGCCAGCTGTAACCCTGTGGTCGTCCGCACAGCCACGGCGGCAGATCGACCGGCTCTCCAGGGCTCTCCAGTACTGTACCCTGCAACGAGTTGGTCAGCTTTGGCTCAGTCCAGCTGCCAGCTATATCGTCGTCAGTCGGCCAGCTGCTCTCGAGGTCGTCGGGCGCGTTCACTTGCTGACCTCCCCCAACCGCGCGAGGGCGCGGCGGAGCGCTTCCCTTTGTTCACGCTCCCCGCCAAGCTGGAATTCGTCCGTTGTGATTCCGTCGATACGATCGAGCAGGAGCCGCGCCGCTTCCACAACTGCTTTGTGCTCGTCGATGGCGTCGTTGGCAACGCTTGCGGCGAAGGTCGCCACTTCTTGTGAGAGACCGCCGCGAAGCACGGTTTCAGCGTGGTTGGCTTCGTGGATATGCGAGACGATGAAGGTTTTCCCCCGCAAGCGAGCTTTCCAGTACGGTCCTGGTGTAGCGTGCTCCGGCATAAGTGTTTCCTCCATCGAGCCCACTCTCCCCAGCCGAGCCAGCCGAGGAAAGTGGGCTCTAGCAGGCGACACCCGACTAGAAAGCCATGTTGTAGACCTTGCCGGCCGCGCGGTCGACACGGACCCGTGCCTCAGCGTAGGGTTGCTTCTGGCTCACTTCGGTGAGTCCGTTGCCGATCGCCCACGCTGAGTTCGAGTCGCCGTAGGCGTCGGTGTTCGCCTCAGCCACGCTGTAAGCCGACTCGATGAGGTTGCGGGAGAGACCGAGCGCCTTGGAGCCGAACAACTTGTCGATGACCTCAGCCTTGGTGCCGGCGATCTTGTAGTTGCGGCACGCCACGATGCGAGCTTCGTCGTCACTCGCGCTCTGCTCGGCGTACTTCTTCAACTCGACCGTGACCTCGTTCGTCCACCGGACCGAGGCATCGCCGACATGACGAATGCGGAGGTCCGCGAGGCGCTCCGAGCCCCAAACGTTGTGGTTGAAGCAAACGTAATCGAAGAGGAAGGTTGAGATGCCAAACGACTTATCGCCCACCTCAGAGTTCCAAACGAAGAACCCGCGGAAGAGCTGTCGGTTGCCGGAGCGCACCACGCGCTCGGGGTGAATCATGAAAGCAAAGAGATCGCGGTCACTGGCATAGAGCCCCGAGGGTGAGATCACATCCCCGGCCTTGACCAGCGTGTACTCGCCGCAGTCTGCCTCGGTGGCGCGGCGGGTGGCGATGCCGTCGATCGGAGCTTTCATCGCGGGGGGAACCTTCCACCCTTGGTTGCCGAGGTCGCGGAGCCGTCCGGTGATGTCCGCGTTCCAAATGCGCTCATAAGCCTCGGTCACGGCGGCGCGAAGCTCGAGCGCGCCGTTCGCACGGAAGAGCAGCGCGAGATCCTTCGCGCCGGCGTCCGCGCCACGCTTGGCGAAGCCGTGGTTGAGGTTCTGCGCCGCGAGGGTCGCTGGCAGGGTCGCGAGGTAGCCGGCGGGTGCGTCGGCCAAGCGGGAGAGCTGGCCGAAGCTGTAGTTGGTGAGCGAGGCCGGGATACCGGCCTTGCCAACGAGGCGAAGGTCGCCGGCGTCGGCCTCGACACGGATGTCCGTGCTCTTGACGTTGGCGGTCTTCGCTTCGTGCTTGTATACGACGACGGCGTCGTGTAGCTCGTCGAGTGACCAGAACCGCTGGTCGGCGGGGCGCGTAGCCCACTGGTTCGATGCTCTGCTGTCCATGTTCGTCATACATTCCTCCCGGCGACTGTGGGCGGATGCCCAACCGTGCCTTTCAGCTGGCGGCGTGATTGCCGCGACACCCATAAGGCGTTAGTTTTGGGAATTAATTACTTGACTCCCTTAGCTTCTTACGCCGCGCCGAGCGCCGTTTTCGTTGACGCTTTTTTCCTTGGTTGCTCGTCGGCTTCGGTCGGTACGCGAGCACCCGATCTGCAACGCGATCGAGTACGTCGGGGGCCTTCTCTCGCTTCGGTTTCGTCATGCGGTCAACCTCGCATAGGTGAGCCGACGTCCCACCGTCGCAGCGATCAGGCTGTCGAGCCGGTCGAAGGTGTGGCGGCGGACGTTCCCCTCGTTCAGGCGGAAAGCGAACTCGTGTGCGTAGCGACCGAGGTGCTTACGGGAAACGTGGTGGTAGACACCGATGATGCCGCGCTTGAGAACAGCCCAAACGCTTTCGATGCCGTTCACGCTCACGTTGCCCCGAGCGTACTCGCCAGCCCCGTGATTGACGGCATGATGGCCGAAGAAGAGACCGCCAAGATTGGCGTATGCCGCTGCTTCGTCGGTGTGGATCGTGGAGCCAAGGCCGATGATGGGGGCCTTGCCGACGGTGCCACGGCCAGCGTGGAGCTTCTTCCGCTCGTGCTTGTTGCCCTCGATCCCGCCGACGTGAGTCTCGTCCACTTCGACGATGCCGCGCAGCTTGCCAAGACCGCTATCTCCACCGCACGCTTCGCGGAGCCGATGGAGCATGAACCACGCAGTCTTCTGCGTGACGCCGATCTGCTTGGAGAGCTGAAGCGACGAGATACCCTTCCGAGCAGTCACGAGGAGGTACATCGCATAGAGCCATTTGTGCAGCGGAACGTGCGATCGCTCGAAGATGGTGCCCGTGCGGACTGTGAAGTCTTCGTTGCAGCTATTGCAGCGGTAAAAGCCGCCCGCGCGAGTCGTGATCCGCTCGCCGCTCTCACAGACCGGGCAGCGCACTCCGTTCGGCCAGCGGCGAGCTTCGAAGTAGAGCCGAGCACTCTCGGCATCGGGGAACATCTGGAAAAGCTGAAACGTGCTGATGGTGACTTTGTCCATCAACGTGCTTCCTCGACGAGCGTGATCCTCTGGTTCTTTAGATCGTTGAGAACTGCCTGCGGAATCCGATACACCCATTGCCAGCGCGGCGTGCCAGGCAAATCGACCTCATTACCGAGACGCCAGCGCTCAAGCCAACCGTCGCGCACCATTCTCCGGCATACCCGCGCGAGACGCGCCGATCCGAGTGTGAGATTTGGATCACTCACACGACCGGGAAATGCCTCGTTGAATGCAACGACGAACTCCATTCCGTCATCGAACGTGGGAGTTGTCTCGATGTGTACGCCGCAAAAGTTGCCGTGGACGTCACGACCGAGAGAGCGCGCGAGCAAATACTCAAGAACCCATTTGTCGCGAGGCTTAATTCCGTGGAAGAGCCCCATGTTACCGCACCGCCTCTACCGAGGTGTCGGTGCCGAAGCACACCTTGACGCTCTTGATCCACAGCGAGCCCCAACCCCGCCCGAGTTCGTCTGCTCGCAGCGCGCGGTGGAGAGCCTTCAGGCGCTTCGCCTCACAACCACAGATCGGGCATGGCGCACCGTTCCACCCGGCCGGTTTGCGGTGCCACTCGAAGTGGGCGTTCATCGATTCGTTGGTCTTCTTCATGGTTTTGATAGTAGATTACTCCCGTGTCATTTGTCAAGTGTTGCAGGCACACATAGTACTACTATTTCTGGTCATATCAGGCCAATCTGCACTTCAGGTCGGCTGGGGCTGGGCTCGAGCCGACCTGGTGAGCTGTCGGATCGGCCCGCTTGGAGCTGTCGATACCTCAAAAAGCAGCTAAAAAAGCTGAGATATTCCAGATACTTGGGAAAGATACCCCAAGCTAACTAGCTGAAAAAGCAGGCTAATTGTAAATTGGGATACCAGGGCGCCCGCGGAGGGGTACCCTTGAAAAGCTCCTAAGTCATTGATTTTATTATATAAAATGTCAAAATATCCCTCTTTTTTGGCCGTAACTGTCAACTGGCTGGGGGCGAAAGCATGGCGAAGGTCTAGGGCGAGGAAGAAAGTTTCGCCTTCCTTTCGCCCTTTGGCGCGGCCGCCCTCGGGCGCTCAGACAATCAACACAAACTCTAATTAGACGAGATCTGGCAGGGTTAGCTCGGAGGAGCGGTTTGCTGGTGCCGTAAGTAGCTGTAATTGCAGGAGTCGCGAGAGGCCTGGATTAGGTACTCTGGGGGCTCTCTTGACACTGCTGGTCGAGCTGTGATAAACGGGTCGCCGATTCGACCCGGCGCGGCCACGTCGGCTCCACCGGCCCGCCAGATAGGCACTTGCGCTCTGGCTCAGCTAGGCGATCAGCTCGGCAACTGCTGCTGCCAGCAGCACGCACCGAACTACCGTACTACTTACTGCAGCGGATGGCTGCAGCCCCGACCGCTGGGGCGGATCACCATATCATCTACTGCAGCGGATATTCTTGCTGCTGCTACGCTGCGAGCTGGCCTGTTCTTCTGTTGTACTGCTGCAAGCAGCTAAGCAGCAGGGCGGTTCCCCCCAGGCCCACCCCTGTGCTCAGCGGTGCAGAGCCTCTCACCAACGCGCAGCACAGCTAGAGCTTAATAACTAGCATGCTTAGCACAGCTAGTGTGGCAGCTAGTGTAGATGCTGGAGCTGCTACTGCTACAGCTATTGTTACAGCAGCTATAGCTAGAGCTGTAGCTGGTCGTAGCGGGCTCGTCCTTCTACGTTCTCAAGCGAGACTGCTACAGCCGCCAGCCGCGCTCCGGCGCGCAGACCGGCCAAAAAGTTCACACCTTGCGTTGTAGGTACTGTAGCTACTGGGTAGTGTCTGTCGCCGAGTGTCCTAAACTGCGCGGCTCGGTGTCTTGCCAGCACCAGCTACTGCCGTCATTGACACTAACTGCAGGCTTCGTGCTACCCTCGGCTACGTGCGCTGCTACCGCCCGCTCAACCTCGGCTCCGACGCCTTTCCTGCAGTGGCTGCTTCAGTGGACGCGGCCGGCGCGGTTCCAGCAGCTGCGACTGCCGCGGCCAAAAGCAGCCCCGCTGCGTGCGCTGCTCGGCCGGACCATCCTGTCGTCCTGACCAACACGGCCACCCCGCCGGATGCCGCGAAAGTGGCTGCAGTCCGGCCGGCCGAGGTCGCTGCCGTACTGAGCCGAGCCGCGGTCGACCGCGCTGCACGGCTGCCCCGACCCAGCGTCCGAGCCGACGTCCAGCGCGCTGCCGAGCTGCTCGAGTTTGCTCGTCGCATGGTCGCTGGCGATCGGCCCGAAGTCGCGGCAGCCGCAGTCGGCTGGCCCCCAGCCCGCGGCCTCACCACCATCGCTTCGAATCCGGCCTACATCACCGCCAAAGCCCGAGTGCTCGCCGACCGCGCCGCCGCTACCCCCGACGCCGCCGCCCTCCAACCCTTCACCGAAGCCCGTTTGCTGATAGAGAACAACGCCTTTCTGGCTGCACAGGTCCAGGCCGACCTGCTGCAGAACTGCTCCGATCCAAACGTGCTGGCTCGCGTCAGCGATAGCGCGCTCGACCGCCCCGGCCTCCGAGCCGCGACGAAAACCGACACCACTGTCCGCGTCGAGCTTGGCGAGCAGACTCTCCGGAACATCGCCAAGCTGGCCGCCGAGCTACCACTCGTCGACGCGATCGATCTCGAGCACGGACCGCTCGGCTATGCGCTCCGGCAGGCCCTGCCTGAACGCCCAGCCGACGACGCACCGTCCAGCCAACTCCTGCAGCCTGCCTCCGAACAGCCTTACCAACTAGAACAGCGGAAGTAGCTCGGCTAGCGGCAGCTATGGCCATGCCAGGCTCAGACATCCGACGAAACGGCCTGCTAGCCGGTCCCTCAACGCAATTCGGGTCAGAGCGATAGCGTGCCGCCGCCGGGCTCCGTCGACTCCGCCTCCCCCATCGTCCGCGCCAGCTTCGGAGCTGCTGACTCGGCCGACCAGCAACGTCAGGCGCTCCGCGAAGCCTGCCTTCGATCTACGTATGCCTTCGCGACGACCGTCTGCGGCTTCCGCGACCTCGACCCGGTGCTGCACGGCACCATGAGCCGCTGGATCGAGCGGCCGAGCCGCCGAAAGCTCGGGCTAGCCCCTCGTGGTCATTTGAAAACCAGCGTGTGGACCATCGCCGACAGCCTCCGCCTCGCCACTGTCGACCCCAACACCCGCATCCTGCTCGTCAACGAGATCATCGGCAACACGGTCAAGTGGCTCGGCATGATGCAAGCCATCGCGGTCCAGCCCACATACCAGTGGCTGTTCGGAGACCGGCTGCCCGACCTCGCCGACCGCCGCGTCCGCTGGAACCAAACCCAGCTGGAGCTTCGCCGCACCGAGCCGTGGCCCGAACCGACGATCGAGGGCATCGGCGCTGGCGGCGCCAGCACCTCCAACCACTACGAGCGCATCAAGGAAGACGATCTCGTCGGCAAGGAAGCCCGCGAGAGCCCGACGGTCATGCAGAAAGCCATCGACCAGCATGTGCTGGCGGAGTCGCTGCTCGTCGACCCGCTCCACACCATCGACACGGTCGGCACCCGCTGGGGTGTCAACGATCTCGCCGACTGGATGCTGAAGCACGAAGCCGAGCACCTCGACTACTTTCATCTCGGCATCGACGACGAGCTGAATCCACTCTGGAGCCGGATGCCGCAGGTTGAGCTGCGGCGCATCCTGCAGAAGTACGGTGCGGCCTGGTTCGCGCTCCAGTACAAGAACCGGGCTCTCGCTGTCGGAGCTACCGAGTTCGACCCCGGCCAGCTTTGCTGGTACACGACTGCCACTGAGCCGCGACCCGACGGCACCGGCCAGCCGTGCCTTCGGCTCGAGCGCCGCGACGGCACCCTACGGACCGTCCCGCTCGCAAGCTGCACCGTGTTCCAGCTGATCGACGCCGGCCTGTCACCAGAATCCGACGACGCCAGGTCGGCCAACGTGGTCGTGGCGCTGACGCCGCCGCCCTCGCCAACCGAGCCCTTCGACATCGTGGTGTTGCACACCTGGGCTGAGCGGTCGGCCCCCGAAGCAACCATCCGCAGAGCCTACGAAGTCTACCAGAGGTTCCAGCCAGAGTCGGCCGCCATCGAAGTGTTCGGCGGCCACATCGTGTTCTGGAACTGGATGGTGGCGACTTTCCCGCGGATGCGTCTCCGCAAGCTGCCCCAGGACAGCAGCCGATCCAAGCAGAGCCGGATCCGAGCGTTCTACCCGTTCGTCGAGCAGGGCCGGGTCTACGTCAGCCGAGCCGACCTCGAGCTGCTGGCCGAGTACGAGAGCTTCCCGACCGGCACGACTGTCGACATCCTCGATGCGCTAGCGTGGGCGCCGACAGTCTGGTACGAGCCCCGGACGCCGACTCGCGAAGAGCTTTGGGAGCGGTCGCGCGACGAACGGTCCGCCGGCCTCGATGTCGACGACGACACCGCCGACCGGACCCGCAGCCCCATCACCGGCTACTGAGCGGCGCCGCTAGACAGGCTGACATGTCTCATTCATAGCTGAGCCTTGCTTTTGCCACCATCGCAGGCGTAAGCTCGCCGCCGTGGCTCGCCGACCGCCGCCGACCGCCGACCAGGACACCACCGACACCATGCCCGACCGGCCGGACACTGCCGCCGAGAGCATGGCTGGCCCGGAGCCGGTCGCGCTCACCGACAGCGACCTCGCGAGCCTGGCTGCCGCATACGCCGACGAGATCACGCTTCAGCTCGGGCTCCGGACCACTCGCGAGCAAAACTGGCTCCGCTGGCAGCGCTTGTACCGAGCCGAGCCGCGCGACCGCGTCAAGGAATATCCGCACGCCGGAGCCAGCAACGTGGTCGTCCCTCTGGCGGCAATCTATAGCGACATCATCATCGCACGCATCATGCAGGCTATCTTCGCGGTCGAGCCCCACTGGACCGGCACCGAGCTGAACCGTAAGTTCGCCGACGCCGTGAAGCCGCTCGAGCGCTGGCTCGACTGGTGCCGCCAGAATGTCTGGGACCAAGAGCGAGTGGTGAAGCCTCTCGTGATGGAGACAGTCAAGCTAGGCACCAGTGTGCTGTACAACGGCTGGCGCTCCGAGCTGGTGCGGCGCTACGACGACGCCACCCAGCAAACCGTCGATAGCGAGGTCCGGTACGGTCCCGACCCGACGTGGGTGCCCCGCGAAGACATCCTGACTGTCGACGGGTTTGCCGACCTCCAGCGAGCACCCTTTCTTGCGCACCGTATGTACTTCAGCTGGGACCGGCTGCAGCAGCTGGCCTACAGCACACTGGGCGGTCCCCCGCCCTTCATCGATCCGACCGAGCTGGCCAAGCTGGCCGGCAATCCCGACGGCGAAACCGACCTACGCCGCCAGCGCCGCGAGCTGTCCGGCGGAGTCGGCACCGACACCGCTCCCGAGTTCGGCCTCTGGCAAATCTGGACCGTCTGGCTCTCCCGTGATCTCGACCACGACGGCTACCCCGAAGAATACGTGATGATGCTGCATCTCGACACGCGGACGATCCTTCGGCTGCGCGCCAACCCCTACCCGTCGCAGATGCGCCCCTACATCGTGACCCGGTTCATCGAGGAAGAAGGCGAATTCGACGGCATCGGTGTGCCCGAGATGATCGAGCAGCTCCAGGACGAGGCCAGCACCATCCACAATCAGCGTCGTGACCGTGCCCATCTCGCCAACATCGTCATGTACAAAGGCTCGGCGGCGTCGAACCTGCCGGACACCATCCGGCCGAAGTCCGGCAGGGTCATCAAGATGCTGAACCCGGCCGACCTGGTCGAGTTCCGGCCGAGCAGCAACATCCAGACCGACGTCTTCGAAGAGCAAAGCGTCACCCAGCTTGCCGAGAAGCGCGTCGGCCAGACCGATATCAACCAGGGCAACATGTCGAGCCCGCTCGGCCGAGCCGCGGCGACGACCGTGATGGCGCTCCTGCAAGAAGGCTCTCGCCGGTTCGACTTGAACACCAGCGAGATCCGGAAGGCCCTGTCCGAGCAGGGCCGCCAGGTGGCTGAGCTGTACCAGACCCACGGCCTGCCGGACCCGGAGATGCCGGGCAGCCCCGAGCAGGTGCTCGACCCCGAGGACGCCCAGCAGGTTCGCGTGCTGCTCGGCCTCCAGGACAACCTGCGTAACTTCGTCGCGATCAAGCTGAACATCTCGACACAGGCCGTGAACCGCGAGATGGAGAAGCAGTCGAACGTTCAGCTCTACGGCATGGTGCGCGACCACATCATGATGCTCGGGCAGCTGGCTCCGGTGCTGATGCAGCCGCAGATGCCAGCCGGCATGAAGCAGGCGATGGCGGCCGGCATCGAGGTGCTGACCAAAGCCATGGCGAAGCTCCTGCAGAGCTACTCGGCTTTCGATCTCGACGTGAGCTTGATTGCCGATGCGATGACCGCGTTGGCTGCTCAGCCGGGGCCGATGGGGCCGGGCGCACAGCCGGGCGCGGCAGCCAGCCAGAGTGCCGGTGGCGCTCCACCCCAGCTGGCAGAGCTTCTGCAAATTGCCGGCCCGTCCGGCGGCCAACCTGCCGGCTCCAGCAGTGGAAACGGAAATCTGCAGTAGTGTAGCTGCTACATAGTATAGTAAGGAGACCGCCGTCATGCCAAAAGGAATGCGCTACAAAGGCCAGAACAAGAAGCCGAAGGCGCCGAGCCGGCCGAAGCGCCCGAAGCCCGCCAAGTGAGCGCCGCCGGTTCGACTCCAGCCAGCCGTCCCAGCCCACGGCCGTCCGCTGCACCGCATAGTACGGTTGCAGCTCAACCCAGCACGGCAGAGCCACCAAACGGCCCCGACGACATCTCGCACGGCTACGAGTCCGCCCCGCTGGTTGCCTCGGCTCACGCCCCAGTCGACTACCGCCAGCTCTGGAAGGCGCTCCGCCAGCGTATCGACGAAATCTACGGCGAGGCGATCACCAAGTGCGCCACCGACAAGGACCCGCAGAACATTTTTCGGTCGCAAGGCATGGCAGCCGGCTGCGGAGCCATCATGGCGGCAATGGACGACCTGCTATCGGCCGCCCGCGGCGAGCCCGAGCGCGACGAATGACGGGTAGTGGCTGGTTTTAACTCGAAGTGGCCGGTTTTGATCCTCGATTCCGTTGGGGGACGCGGCAGGCATAAGAGACATCGGAACCTTTCCCTCCGCACAGAGAATGCGGTACGCGGAGAACCGTGGGTCTCGAAGAGGTTCTCAAAACCGTCGGCGTTGCCGCCGAGTCGATGGGCAAAATTAGGCTCGGTGGCGTAGTGGGCAAGACGAGCACCGCGGTCATCGCCCTCTTCGGAGTTTTCGCCATCGTGGCCTGGAAAATGTCGGACCCGCTAGTGATCGGCTTGGTAGCGGCCGTGATTTTCCTCGTCTACTTTGCGGGCGTCATGGCGTTTGCGCTCAAGAATCCCGGAGCGGCCCTCCTGGAGGGAGCGGAATTGGTTCAATGGCAACAGGTAGAGATGGCCGCAAAGGGGATTGGTTCTCCACCCAGCGCCCCGGCTGTCCCTGACCCTACCGCCCCTCGCGAACTCCCAGGGCCCGAACTCGACCGAGAATAATAGAATGGCGACGCAGCGCTTTCTCCACGTCGGGTTTACGCCTCAATACGGCAAAGAGGATGAGCTTCGTGAGGTATTCGACGCCAACGCCACCGATTGGCTACGGTACGCCCCGAATTGTTGGATTGTGTACACGGACCTTTCAGTAGACGCTTGGGCAGACAAGATGAAACCCCACCTAGGAGAAAAGGCCCTCCTCTTCGTTTGCAAACTTGACCTCTCTGAAAGGCAGGGTTTGTTTCACAAATGGGCGTGGGAATGGCTCGATAAGGAGCGGTGACCGGCCGGCCTTATCGCTTTCCGCCCGGAATGAGTCGCAATCCGCCCTTGAACGGCGCGTGGCCGCGAGTCTCACCCTTGGCGCGAGCGCCGCTCATGCCCCGGTACGGAGCGGGCGCGACAGGCGTAGGCGCTGGCGCTTCAAGGGCGGCGCTCACCAGCTCGGCCACGGTCCACACGTGATCCGTCACGCCGAGCGCCATCGCGGGCGTTACGCGGATCGTTTCGTGGACACGGCAGAGGTTGTAGTGCGCGACGTGGAGAGCGATCGCCGCCTTGTGGTTCTCTAGCTTCTTGCTGAACCCGTTGGTGAGGCGCGTGAAGCGGCGCGAGGCCATCCGCGTAGTCAGGTTGAATCGCTCGACGTAGCTGGTGCTGATCCGCTCGGGATCGGGGTTACCGCGAACGTTCCTGATTTCTAAATCCCTGATGGACCCGGGGGAGTACCGGATCTCCGCGCTGTTGCCAGGGGTTGCCTGGTATACCTTCACGAGCTGGGCGAAATCCGCGTCCAGGCCGAAGGCGTAATCGATCGCATCGGGGTACGGCTGGAATCCGTCGCTCGTGATTTGCGGGCGGTTCACGATACGGCCCCGAAGATCGGTCGCTAGGGCAAGGGTATTCTCCGAGGTCCGCTTGCCGACCAGGTAGGAGATTACGGCCTTCGTGTTGGCAGCGAGCGCAACGAACAGGTAGGCGTCGCCCATCTCGGCCGGGTCATCGTGACAGACGCGCTTCTGCTTCTTCCCGACGAATGCCCACTGCTCGTCCAGCTCGACGGCGGCAACGTTGAGGCCGCGCATCATGTGATCGTGAAGCCGTGCGCACCCTTTGCCAACCGTCACGCCGAGTCGCATGATTGTATCGCGGTGGATCTCGGTAATCCGCTCGGCAGAGCGAATCGAGCACCCTTCCACGAGAGCGGAGATCGCTCGCACCTGTCTCTCAAGCGGTAGCACGTTCATCGCAGGCTCCTTCGCGGCCCACGGATGACGTGATACGGTGAAGGCCCTTCACGGGAGCCTTGCGCGATTCACGTCGCGTGGGGTTGAGGCTCCGCCCGGGGTTCCAGCCTCGGGCGGAGCTGCTTTTGGTGCTGCACTTCATGGACCCTTTGTAGTGCAAACTGCATTACAAGTCAATAGATCAGCTTGACCTGTAATCCGTTCTGCACTACAAAGGGGCACTATGAGGGGAAAAACCGAGACTTTACAGATCCGCCTAACGGCCGAAGAGAAGCAGGGCCTAATGGCAGCGGCGGGGTTGGCCGGGATACCAATCTCGTCTTGGGTACGGGAACGCCTGCGGCTCGCCGCTATCCGCGAACTGGAAAGCGCCGGGCGGCGAGTACCCTTCATCCCCGATATCCCGCTGAGGCGTCACAATGCCTGAACCAGGTAGCCAACAGATCCAGCAATCCGGCCTCGGGGGCGTCCTCAAGGGCTTCCGGCTCCACGTGCCCCCGAATCAGCGGGAGTATTCGTGGACGGACAAGGAGGTGACCACGCTCCTCCAGGACTTGGCGAAGGCCATTGGCGACGGGGAGCGCCGACGCGCCACACCGCGGCTCTAGACCTTCTAGAGGCTCTGCCGCTCGCGCCGCACCGCGTCACGCTACTATATCTGGTAGCCCTGCAGCTCTCGCTCTACCACCCCTTGACACCGCCTGGCGTTCAGGTGTAGCCGGTAGCCTGTGACCGCGTCCCACATCGTGAGATGGAGCTTCGCGTGACGGATCCGACTCCAGCCGAAGTCGCCGCGCAGCAAGCAGCGGCCGACGCCGAGCGCGCTCGCACCGAAGCTGCCGCGCAGCTCCAAGCCGATCGCGACCGCGAGAAAGCCCGTGCCGACGCCGCGGAGGCAAAGTACAAGGCCGACATGGCCGAGGTGGCCGCCTACTTGCAGGCCCAGCAGGTCGCGTCCGGCCAGCCGAGCGGCGCCGCCGACTCCGACGACGACACCATCGTCAACCGTCGCGACCTCCGCGCAGCCGCCGCCGAGATCCGCCAGGCCGCCGACCAGGCCACCGCCGCCCATCTCCAGTCCACCTACAAGAACCAGCGTGCCGCCAACCGCCACGCCGCTGCACAGCGCCACGGCGAGCACTTCACCAAATGGCAAGCCGAGATCGAAAGCCAGATGGATCGGCTCGACCCCCGGATCGCCGCCGATCCCAAAGCCTACGACGAAGTCTACGATTACATCCGCTCCAAGCACCTCGACGACCTCGTAGCCGCCGAAGTCGCCCGCCGCTCCGCTGCCACACTGCCCGCTACCGACGGAGAGGAGCCGATCGACGACGGTACCATGCCGCCGCCGGCCGAACGCACATCGGCTCCTCTCCAGCCTCCCGCGACGGCGCGCCCGCCCGCCCCGGCGGCCGCCGGCAGCGCCGCTCGCCCGGTCGGCATCCGCAGGCAGACCGCCCCGGCGCCGCTCACCGCCGAGCAACGCTACGTCGCTAGCCGCATGGGCCTATCAGAAGAAGAGTACCGAGCCCATAGCTCGCCCGACGAGATCCCCGACGTGCTCGGCATGAAGGGCCGGCCTCGAGTATGAGCGACCGGACCGACACACAGCAGCCAGCAGCTGCAGCGCGAATCCCACAGCCCGAGCCGCCTCCGCGAGCCAAGCCACCTCCGCAGTCAGCAGTTGCCGAAACGCCCGTGGCCGAGTCGGCGGTCGAGCAGGCGGCCGAGCCGCTCCGTCCAACCCCCGGCCTCGAGGTCGGCGCCGACGAATACGACCGCTTGATTCTCGGCCAACGCGAGCGAAAGCTGGCCGCTACCGCTGCCGGTGCCAGCCAGGACGACCTCCTCGAGCGCGACCTCGAGCAGTCTGCCGTCATCGACCCCGACCCAGACCTCCACTACAAATGGGTCAACCGCGTCGGCAAGGACGGCGTCCGTGTGCTCGAGCACCAGGGCCGCGGCTTCGTCATCGTCCGCCCCGGCAGCCTGGTGACAAAAGCTCGGCCCGCTTGCGGCATCAAGCGCACCGACCCGAACTTCGGCATCTGCTACATCCTCGGCGATCTGATCCTCATGGCCGAGTCTCGTGACAACCACAATCGGCGCTACCGGCGCTCCATTGCCCGCATGGAATTTATGTCCAGCAGCGGCCGTGACGAGGCTCGCGAAACCATCAACAAGATCGCTCGCGACGAGATCGGCAAGAGCTACAGCCACAAGGACGCCACCTTCGACACCTCTCACGAAGACCCCGAGGTCATCGGCGAGCGCCCACTCCCGAAGCCCGACTACACCAAGCCAGCCCCGGCACCAGCCGCCGCACGTCAACCCTAGGAGACCTTCATGGCCAAGACCGTTGCCGACGCCATCGCCCTCTGCGTCAAGACCACGTCCGGCGGACCGCCCGCCACCATCACTGTCCCCGAGGCCGCCCTTCAGACCTTCGTCAAGGGCGAGCTGGTGTTCCTCAGCGTCCCAGGCTTCGCCACCGAGATCGCCTCCGACACCCCGGCCGTGATCTACGGCCTCGCCGAGGAAGACGCCCACAACGACGCCGTCGCCGGCACCCACAGCGTCGCGGTGGCAATCGCTGTCACGTCGAACCTCTTCGCCGCCAACGCCAAGGAAGCCGCTCTGGCCAACCACGTCCTCGTTCAGCAAGACATCGGCCGCTTCATCGGCATCCAGCGCGACACCACGAACAACAAGGTCTTCCTGAATACCGCCGTGCAGGGTGCCAACGCCCGCGCCTTCACCTACGAGGTCGCGCAGGACACCGAGGTCGGCGACACCAACGGTCGCTTGGTGTTCAGCATCCACCCGAACTTCGCTCAGATGCTTGGGACGTCGTAAGCCAGCGAAAACACAGGAGAATCTGTGACGTTTACGGAAATCATGGCGTTGGGGTTCTGGACCGACAAGGACGGTTACGCCATCTGCTCCGTGAATGGCAAAATGTGGCGTCGCGCACGGCTGGTTGCGCACGAATTGATACAGCCGCTGACCGAAGATGATGCCGTTCATCATCTGAACCACCAAAAGCAGGACGACCGTCCCGAGAACCTTCAGGTGATGCTATTCAGTGAGCACTGTCGACATCACATGTGGGGGAACGACTACGGCAAAGCGTGCAAAGGCCGCCCGATTTTGTGGAAAGAGAAGATCGCTGCGGCGCGCCGTGGAAAACACTATCCGAAGCTCTCTGCTGCTCTTTCAGGACGTACGCTCCCAGAAGAGACACGGAAACGCATCAGCAAAGCCCTCACAGGGCTTCCTCGAAAGCCATACACGTGCCGTCTGTGTGGAAAAGTCGGGTTAAATGCGCGGACCCATGCCACACATCAAGAAGTTCAGGCCGCATAGGAGGATAATCCCATCGCACGAGTTCTCACCTCCAACATCCCGAACCTGGTCCGCCCCGGACTACGCAAAGCCTACTACAGCCGCCTCATCAACATCGCCAAAGAGTTCCGGCAGTGGGCCAACGTCATCACGGGCCAGTCCATGGGCGGAGACGCCGGCCGAAACTTCGCCGAGGACGTCCAGGTGGCCTCGCTCGGCACCTTCACCGCTAAGCCACAGGGTGAAGCCATCCAGTACGACACCATCCAGGAAGCCGGCACCGTCCGTTACACTCCGTTCACCTTCGGCCTCGGCTTCCGTGCCACCCACGAAGCCATGGCCGACGAACTCTACAACGTGCTGAACAAGATGTCGGCCGAGCTGGGTGCCTCCGCGGCCCACCAGCTCGAAGTGCAGGCTCACCGCGTGCTGAACAACGGCTTCTCGACGACCGGCACCACTGCGCTGACCGCAGCTGGCTTCGACACCCTGTCCCTGTTCAGCACCGCCCATGTGCTGAAGCGGGGCGGCACCTATGCCAACCGCCAGACCACCGACCTCGATCTCAGCGTCACCGCCGTCGAGCTTGCCAGTGACAGCATGAACGGTACGGTGAACGAGTCGAACATGCCGACCCCGAAGCGCCTCGCGACCTTGCTCGTACCCTACCAGCTCAAGTGGGTCGCCAAGGAGATCACCCAGTCCGAGCTGAAGCCCTACACCGGCGACAACGAGGTCAATCCGCTCGGCGGCGCGGGCCTCCAGTACATGGAATCTCACTACCTGACCGACCCGGACAGCTGGTTCGGCCTCGCTGCCAAAGCCGACCACGATCTGAACGTCTGGATTCGCGAGTCCCCGATGATCGACATGCGCGACGACGACGACACCTTCGACATGAAGGTGCGTGGGATCTTCCGGGTGGCCACCGGCCATGGAGACTGGCGCGGCAGCTTCGGATCGCTTGGCGCATGAGGGCTTGAAAACAAGTTGAATCTACGGTAAGTCCTCCTTCACGGAGGTCTGCCGTGACCCAACAAGAACTAATCGAGATCCTAATTCGTGCACACCATGTTAATCGGCGAGGATACGCAATCATCTACGCCCCGGATTGTCCTTTTGCATGGACGAATGGCCAGATGCGGCGTTCTCGATACGTTGCTTGGCGTGCCGGGATTCTCACTGACACAAGCCGTACGATCCACCACCTCAACGCCAACAAGCTGGACGACAGGCCCGAGAACCTTGCCGCGATCACGAAGGTTGAACACGATCGTCGTCACACGCGCGAGTTTTCGCCACAACGTCGGCAGCGGATCTCTGAGGCGTTGCGTGGGAAGCCAAAATCTGTGCGGACTCGCGAACGAATCTCGCAAACCTTGCAAGGCAATACGAATGCAAGCGGTCAGCGCGGCGGACAACAAGCTGCAAATATTCGGGCGGCTGTGGAACGTCGTGAAGCACGTCGAGCAGTTGCCGAAGCAGACTTGCGGCAAGCTGTACGGCAACTCAGCGCTACACTTTCGTCGCGGCAGGTTGCAGCCAAACTCGGTATCCGCAAAGACCGCGTATTGCGGCTCTTGAGGGCATAGAACCCATGGCCACCACCCACTACGGCAGCGTCGGATTCAACAACCTCACGGCAGGCGGTCTCGGTGCGGCCCCGAATGCCAGCCCGGAAGCCCCGCTGGCGCCGGTCGTCATGTGTGGCACCGGCGTCCCGACGGTCGTCGCGCCGAAAGGCAGCTTGTACCTGCGCTCCGACGGCACCAGTACCAGCACTCGGGCCTACATCAACACCGACGGCAGCACCGCCTGGACCGCCATCACAACCGCAGCTTGACGGACGCTCGTGAATGTCGACCGGCTCCGCACCTCCGCCGAACGGGTACTCCGGGTAGCCTGGTCGGACCTTCCACTCAGCCGGACTGACGTTCTCGCCGACGCCGCCGCTCGCCTCTGGTGGCGTCACCACGACGACTCTGCCGAGGCCGACTTCTACCGTACCAGCCTGGCGTACGCCTGCCATCAGCTGGACCGTGCCACCGGCGACCAATCCGCCTACGATGCCCTCGCTGACGTCCTGCACGGCCGCCGAGTCGAGACCGTGCTCGACTTCGGCTGCGGCATCGGTCAGGTCGGCTACCACCTGATCGACCGCGGCTTCATCGTCGATTTCGCCGACCTTGATACCCCGGCCTTCCGGATCTGCGCGGACTACGGTGCGGCCAGCCACTCAAACTTCGTGACGCTGCCCGAGGGTCTCAGCCAATGCCCTCGCTACGACGCGATCTTGTTGCTCGATGTGCTCGAGCACACCCCCGACCCGCTCGACCTCTGGCAGCATCTTGCCGCCAGCCATCTCAGCAGCCAAGGTGTCATCGCAGCCATCCCAACCTTCGGCAGCTCGACCGAGCAGGGTGTCCGGATGCGCCCCGAGCACCTCGCCAGCAACGACCGCTACTGGGGAAGCTGGACCGAGCAGCTTCGCTCGGCCGCCGGCTGGACTCCAGTCGCCGAGGCTGCCGGCGCAACAGTCTATGGAAGGCTCGACCAGTGAGCACAGCAGGAAGGTAACAACCGTGAGCACCGATCTCGCACTTGCCACGCTGAACGAAGGACACCCGCTGGTCGGGGTCGGCTTGACCACCTTCAACGCTCCTGGGCGGCTCCGAAAGCTGCTGAACGTGCTCGAGTCACAGGGGCTGCTCGGCCAGCCGTGGCTGCCGGTCCGCGTATTCGAGGACCCCTGGAAGCCCGAGGTCCAGCGCCCCTATGAGCGCCTGTGTGCCGACTTCGGTGTTCCGCTGGAGCGGCTGCCCCGCTGGAGCTGTATGCAAGGCGCGATCCAGTATGCCGTCGAGCATACCCCGGAGCCCTGGTTCCTGTACCTGACCGACGACGTGCTGCCGACTCCCGGCGCGATCTCCGACCTGCTCATCTGGGCTCGGGTACTCTACGGCAGCCGCGTCGGTGCGTACCAGATCCCGTACTGGAACTACGACGAGCTTCCGGCCGCCGCCAAGCCCTTCGGCGATGCCAAGCAACGAATGTGGGACGAGCCCCACGACTGGCTCGGCGACATTCCACGGAACCCACACTGGGACAACCACGG